TCGATAAACCCAAGCGGGCCGCTGAGGTGAAAAAGGCACGCATCGAGGCGCAGCAGGCTGAGAAGCTGGGAGAAGCAAAAATTGCGGATCTGTTTGCAGCAACAGCCGGGAAGCTGGTTGAAGCGCAGAATTTGCAGATCAACGAGCTGCAGAAAGATTTTGCCGGGTTGAAGGCTGATAATGCTGGTTTGATCTGTGAGATTGGCCGACTGGAAGGAAAAATTGACGCGCTTGAGGATCAGGTGGCACTGAAAAACGATGAGGCTGTGGCAATGCAAAAAGAGATCCGGGCATTACGGCGAAGATTAGAGGCCAAGGACCAGGAGATGATGAACCTGGAAGCGGAGAATACACAGCTTCGAGAGCGGATTTCTGAGCTTGAGCGGAAGCTGGAGAAGTTGGTTGGTAAGAATGGATCCTAATGGGTGAGTATTTGCACCCACGACTCATGTCGTGGGCGCTTCGCTGATGCGCTTGGAAGCGCTTCAGCTCGTGACCTTAAATGATTAAAAAGAGTGACCTGGGAAATTTAGAGCAGCTGGCATTGGAGCTGGACCTGCCGGAACCGGTTGAGAGCGCCGGGTTGGATCCGGAGGAAGTTCAGCGCGTGAGCATGGCTGCGATGCAGGCGCTGGAAGAGGGACAGGCACGCCTGTCCCCTACGGATAGCGGGTGGTTTAGCGACTACCTAAATTTAAAATCGATGGGGTACTCCTGGCGGGTGGCAGCGTATATCGCCTGGGAGGCAAGCCCAAAGATCAACCGGTGGCCAGCGACGATCACTGATCTGGCGAAGCAGGTGCTGGGGCTGCGAAGTCCACGGGTGATCTATACCTGGCGGAAGAAGAACGCCACGATCGATGAGGTGATCTCGGTGATGCAGACCGCCCCGCTGTATGAACACCGGCGGGATGTGATCGAGGCGTTGATCACTGTTGCTGCGGATCCAGATTATAAGGCCCATAAGGACCGGAAATTATTCTTTGAAATGATCGGGGATTACACGCCCAGGAAGCAAGTGGACGTGAGCGATCAACGGGCGAAACCGAATGATCTGAGCCAGATGAGCGATGAGGAATTAAGGAAGCGAGTGGAGGTGCTTAAGTCTGACGATCAGGGGCCAGGTTCTCAGCTTGAGATTGCTTCGCAGGCTCGCAATGACAAAGATGGAGGTGCTCCTAGTGCCTGAAACTTTGACTGCGATTGATCCGAGGGCGGCACAGGTTGAGCTGTTGTCGCGAGAGATGGCCAGGCGGCACCTGGTGGCGTTCTCCGAGTACGTCAGCCCGTGGTATCACGGTTACCGGCATCATAACCTGGTTGGGGAATACCTTGAACAGGTGGCGCTTTACATCCGAACCCGAGGGAAAGAGGGGATCGGACGCTTGATGATCTTTATGCCGCCACGACACGGGAAAACGGAGCAGTGCTCCAGGCAGTTCCCGGCGTGGCTGTTGGGCCAGATGCCTGATACCCGAATCATCCTGACCTCGTATAACGGCGATCGAGCCAACTCGAACAGCCGGGCAGCACGTGACCTGGTTTTGGATGAGCGGTTCGCTGCGGTTTTTGGTCAACGGTCCAGTGTGGAAGCACCGGTGCGGATGTCGGAAGACAGCCGGAGTGTGACGGCCTGGGACCTGGCAACACCCCACCGCGGCGGCGTTGTTTCGGCTGGTGTGGGTGGTGGAATCACCGGCACCGGCGCACATTTACTGGTGGTGGATGACCCCCTACGAGGGCGGGAGGAAGCGGAGAGTGCTTCTCAACGAGAACGGAGTTGGGATTGGTGGACATCAACTGCTTATACACGCCTGGAGGATGGCGGGGCGGTGGTGATCATTATGACACGGTGGCATCCGGATGACCTGGCAGGCCGGTTGCTGCAAGCGATGGCGAGCGATCCGGAAGCAGACCAGTACGTGGTGGTGAATTTGCCAGCAATTTGGGAAGTACCGAAGAACCTCGGGACCGATGCAAATAATGAGATTGCTTCCTTACAGGACACTACGCAGTCGCAAGCTCGCAATACTCTAACGAGCACAGGTGATAAAAATGTTAACCCTTTTTTTGAGGATTACCACCGGGACATGCTGCTGAACGGTGTGTGGACGGATGACGCTGATCAACTGGACCGCAACGGCGGCGAGGCATTGTGGCCGGAGAAATATTCTGTGGCGGATCTGGGGCGGATCCAGATCAACGTGGGCGTGCATGACTGGCTGTCGCTGTATCAGCAAAGCCCGGTGCAGCGGGAAGGGGCGATGTTCAAGCCGGAGTGGTTTGATGTGGTGGACCAGGCCCCGGATAACGTGGTTTCACGGGTGCGGTACTGGGATAAGGCTGGGACGGATGACGGCGGGGACTATACCGCCGGGGTGCTGGTCGGACGGGCACCCAATGGGCATTATTTTATTGAGGATGTTGTGCGGGAGCAGTTGAGCTCGTTCAAGCGCAACCAGAAGATGAAGACTATTCTCGATGGTGATCTGCTGAGGGTTGGGCCAACTGTGAAGCAATATCACGAGGTTGAGAACGGTGCGGCTGGGAAAGAGGCTGCCAGGAACACGGTTAAGGAGCTGGAAGGGCGTGCGATCATTGCGGACCCGGTTGGAAATAAAAGTAAAGAGGTGAGAGCGAGTGCTCTTGCCACAGCGTGTGAGGCGAAATTGGTGCATTTGGTGAAAGGTGTGTGGACTAAGGCATTTATTGAGGAATTGATGATGTTTCCAAAAGGGAATCATGATGATCAGGTGGATGCGGCTGCAGGCGCTTATAACAAAATCGCCCGATCCGGACGGAGCGGGGTGCACTAATGGCGAAAAGAAACAAGCTGGCCAAGACCGGAATTAATTTTTTCTCGACGCTGCGGATGTGGAGGAAGGCACTGCGCGGGCAGCGCTATTCGCTGACTTCGATCACCAGCAACGGGTCGGAAGTGACGCGGCTGGTGGATTATGAGACGTACTGCGAGGAAGGGTACAAGCGGAATGCGGTGGTATTCTCGGCTGTGCGTGAGATCGCCCGAACAGCCCCAAGTGCACGGATCCAGGTGCGTCGGCGGTTGAAACGGGGGCAGACGGAGATCTATGAGGAACATCCGCTGCAGGCTGTGCTGGATATGCCGAACCCGAAGCAATCGCACTACGATTTTGTGGAATTGTTATTGACTTATTTGAACCTGGATGGGAATGTGTTCATCCTGCGAGACCGAGAGGGAAAGCACACCAAGGCGTTGTGGCTGCCACGCCCGGACAAGTTCACGCCGGTGATCGATAAGAAGGGGATCCTGTATGAACCGGACACGCTGGTGGGCTACACCTACAGCACTCCGTCTGATAAGTTGTATTTTATGCCGGAGGATGTGATCCATATCAAGTATCCGAACCCTGGCGATCCGTATCACGGTGCTGGGCGGGGAATCCCACCGCTTTCAGCAGCGGCTTACGATGCGGATAACGATAATTCGCAGACGAGTTTCATCAAGCAATTTTTTAAGAACGGCGCTGTGCCATCGGGGATCATCAAGAGCAAGAATATTTTGGATGATACCGAGGTGAAGCGGATTCAACAACGGCTGTCGGAGCAGTATTCCGGCGAGCAAAACTGGCACAAGATCATGGTGCTGGATGCGGATGCGGAGTATCAGCAAACCGGGCTGCGGATGGACCAGATGGTCTTTCCAGAGCTGCGGGCGATCAGCGAGACACGGATCTGTGCGGCTTTTAAAGTGCCACCGGTCCTGATCGGTGTGAAATCAGGATTGGATGCGGCAACGTATTCGAACTATAAGCTGGCCAGACAGGCGCTGTGGGAAGATAACATCATCCCGACCAACATGAAGCTGGCGGAGGCGTTCACAAGGGCATTCAGTGATGAGCTGGGTAAGAGCATGATCATCAAACACGATTATGCGGATGTGGTTGCGCTGCAGCAGGACCGGACGGACCGGTTTGCGAGGGCAAGCCAGGCAGTGATGGGCGGCTGGATCACGGTGAATGAGGCCCGGCGTGAGGTGACCTTGGGGCCATTACCCCAGGGTGTTGGCGATGTGCTGTACCGTCCTTTGATGGCGGAGCCGGTGGATGATGGTGCGGGGGATGCGGCGGATAAGGGGAAGGTTTTTGGGATCGGGGAGAAGGTTACACCAACGTCTCATGAAAATGCTCAGCTTGAGATTGCTTCCTTACAGGACGCTTCGCAGTCGTTCCTCGCAATGACAGAAATTAAAGGATTTGAGGGCGTGATGATTGGGTTTGGCATACCGTCTGAATATGGCAAGGTTTTGGCAGATGCTGTTGGGGAGCTGCCGGAGGGGAGCGTGCGGACCCCGGTTGAGGAGATGCACATCACCCTGGCGCTAACCACGGACCCGTCCAATGATGTGATTTTGAAAGCGGTCAACAGCGTGGCTGAGAAGTGGACCGGGATTGAAGGGAAATTGGGCGGGTTGATCAAGTTTCCAGTCAGCCCTGATGGTCTTGTGCCGATTTGTGCCCATTTTGACAGCCCAAAGATCAGCGAATTTCGAGAAGAGATCATGACCGTTCTGCGAGAAAATGGCGTGAATCCATTGGAGACACATGGGTTTACCCCACACATCACGCTGGCGTACCTGCCTGAGGGGAGCCAGATGCCAGAGATCGATGTGCCTGGGCTGACGCTTCAGTTTGACCGGGTGAGTGTGAGTGATCAGGAAGGAGAGATCGTTGAAGTGAGATTAGGGGAGATTGCTTCCTTACAGGACGCTACGCAGTCGCAAGCTCGCAATGACAAAGAGGTTTGGGCAGGAATTATTTATAAGCGGTTTGACCGGGTTTCGAGAGCATGGGAAAAGAAATTCAAGGAAACTGCAGCGAAAGTCTTTGAGGGAGAAGGGCAAAGCATTGAGGCTGCGATCCGGAGCAAGAAATCATCGATCAAAACGATTGATTATAACGAGATCTGGAAGGAAATTGAAACCTGGCTTTCAGCTCAAGGTATGCAGGAATGGGCTGCAAGCTTCGAGCCATTGATGCTGGGGTTGACGGAAGATCAAATGGCAGAATGGGCGGCTGCGCTGGGGATCGACTGGTCGATTGAGAACCCCGCGGTGGCGTCTTTTATTCATGAGCACAGCTACCGGTTTGCTGAGAAGATCGGTACGACCACGAGAAATAATATCCGGCGGATCATGGACAGCGCCCAGAGCGAGGGGTGGTCGGTGGTGCGGATGATCGATGAGGTACGGTCGGTTTATGGCGGGTGGAGTGAGACACGGGCGGAGATGATCGCCCGAAGCGAGACGATCCGCAGTTCTAATGCTGGGGCGGTTGAAGCTTACCGTCAAGGCGGAATCACAACCGAGGAATGGTATGCCAGCCTGGATGAGCGCACGTGCTCGTTTTGCGGCGAGATGCATGGGACGCAGATCGCTGTGGGCGGGGTGTTTGCTTACGGCGATACGGAGATGGTGGTGAGCGGGCAACGGCTGCGGATGGATTACGGCGATGTGCAGTATCCACCGCTGCACCCAGAATGCCGATGTACGGTGCTGCCGGTTGTGTTGGAGAAGATGAGACTGATGGCAAATGTTATTAAAGCGAAGAGTGCACCTCAATCCCCTGATTGAGGCGCTGCGTCGGGAGCCTTGATGGCTCACGACTTGAGGCTAATAAAAATGGAAAATAAAATGCAGACGAAGGTTTTTCCGAGTTTTACGAAAACAATGGATGCTGAGACGGGGATCGTTGAGGCCTATGTGAGCGTGTTTGGGATCATGGATCTAGATGACCCACCTGACATCATCCAGCTGGGGGCGTTTGCGAAGACGATCCAGGAACGGGGGCCAGCCGGGGCACGGAAGATCCGTGTGCTTTATCAGCATTATTGGACTGCTGTGATTGGGATGCCGCTGATGATCGTGGAACACACACGGGACATGCTTCCACCTGAGCTTTTGGAGCGTTTTCCCGAGGCGACCGGCGGGTTGTTTACCAGAACACAATTCATCATGGACGTGCAGCAGGGGAGGGAAACCTATGCGCTGTATAAAGCGGGCGCCATGGATGAATGGTCGATTGGATTTGACCCGATGCAATTTGAATTTATCAAGCGAGATGAGCAGAATATCCGCTTGCTGAAGGAAATCAAGCTATGGGAGTATTCGCCGGTGACCTGGGGTATGAACCAGGCGACGATCACCACGGCTGTGAAACAAGAAGCTGGACCAGGTTCTCCTGAACCTGGCACTGCACTGGGGCGGGTTGAGCCCGTACCAGTTGGGGCCGAGCCGCACAAAAATGCACTCACCCG